ATACAATTGTAGCACCCGTGGTAGGTACTTTATTAAGTGCATCGTATGCTACATTAGCTGTGACTACCGCAACTGCGTCTCATCTTGTGGGAGATATAGAAACTAATACTATAACATCATTGGGTGGTAATATTACTGTAAATAATTTATTAGTAGGAACATGTAGTTATGCTACTAATACGGATATTATTCCAAATGGATCTATGGATGCGACTATTACATATGGTATTACCGCAAGTGTGGCAATATCTACGTTAAATAGTAATACTTCCAGTTATTTAAACTATCCAAATACATCCACATCTAGTTTTTCAATTTCATCATCATATGCGCGTACCGTGGATACATCTGGAATAACTAATTTAGTTAAGGCTTTTGCAACATTATATTTTACTGGGTCGGGCACCACTCCACATCCTCGAATGAATTTAGTTCCATTTTCCGGAAGCTATAATATTATTTCTGGATCATTTCAAGGAGTAAAATATCAAACTCATACCACTCCAGCCGGGGGAATGATAACAAGTTCTGCAAGTCCAATACCTGCTGCCACAACACCATTTGGTCCCGGTTACAATTGGATTATTTATATGTCTCCCGGTACAGTATCAACAAAGAATTATGTTGTTCTTGGGGGATTTGGGGGAGAACAAGGATTGGGTTGGACTGGATTAGTAAATTTCCCAACATCTAATAGAACAACCACTGCATTTAGTATGTCCATGTTAACCAATGCTGATATAAATCGTCCGAATGAGTATGATTGGTTTAATATTATGGTATTACATATATAAAAATTTATGGCAACAGTACAAATAAAAATAAGTCAATTAAAAGAATTAACGGGTAGTGCAATTACCGGAGATGATTATTTTCCTGTGGTTGATAGTGGAAGTGGGCGAACATATAGAATAAGTTTAGATAATATTTCAGATTATTCTATGCAAAGTGTTACGGACTTAATTGGCAGTGGAAGTGATCGACAAATATTATTTAATATTGGGGGAGAAATATCAGGAAGTCCTGGATTAACTTATAATTATACAAATAACTCTGTGGTCAACGGTTTTAGTTCTAGCGTATCTGGAACATTTTCTCATGCAGAAGGTGGATTTACATATGCATCAGGAGTATATGCTCATGCCGAGGGATTACAAACTATTGCATATGGGACGGCAAGTCACGTTGAAGGCTATCACACAACTGCGTATGGAAACTATCAATCTGTGGTGGGTACATATAATGCAACTAGTTCTAGAAATACTAGTAGTTTATTTATTGTTGGGGGTGGAACCAGTGAAGGAACAAGAAAAGATGCGCTTCAAGTAAATACTACTAATATAGTTGTAAATGGGGATATTTCTATGTCCGGAACAATATATAAAACTGGCGCAGAATATATTCCAGCAAGTTCAAGTTATTCATCAACTTCTTCATATTCATATTTGTCGGATATAACCGATGATATTACAAATCACAGAATCGGTATTAGTATGTCCGCTCCACTTGCGACATTAGATGTGAATGGGGATATTTGGAATAGCACATCGGATAATTACTTTATTGGAAATACTAACAATGTTACATATTTTGCTAATACAACGGGAAGTTCGGGAAAAGTAGCAATAGGACATAACAATCCGGTAAGTAAATTGGATGTGAAAGGTAATATAAGTTCGAGTGGTATAACTGCATCGGCAGCTACGATAAAAGGAAATTTAAGTAATGGATTTGTGGTAGTGGCAAGCGGAACAAACTGTCACGCGGAAGGATGGGCAACAACAGCAAATGGAACATTTTCTCATGCGGAAGGGGTGTTATCAACAACACAAGGAACATTTTCTCATGCGGAAGGTGCATCTACTGTAACATATGGTGGTGGTTCTCATACAGAAGGACTTACCACAATGACATATATTAGTGCATCATATTCTCATGCGGAAGGATGGGTAACTATTACAAGTGGATCATTTTCTCATACGGAGGGTGTTCAAACTATAACATATACTACGGGGAGTCATGCAGAAGGTTATAATACAACTGCTTCCGGATTATTTTCTCATGCCGAAGGAGTTCAGACTACAGCCTATGGATCGGGTAGTTGTGCTAGTGGATTTGGAACCATAGCAAGTGGAAGTTATCAAGCTGTAATGGGCACTTATAATTCCGTAGATTCATCTTCATTATTTATAATAGGTAATGGAACAACAAATGCCCTCAGAAGCAATGTATTACTAGTTACTACAGCCAGTATAAATCCCACAGGGTTTATATCTCCTCCAAGTAGCTCAACAGTTCCGGCATTAACAGGAAGTATGTTTTACAGTGGAAGTAAATTATTTATTTATACCGGACTTGGTACCGCACAGGGATTTGCAGGATGGCAAACAGCCTCATTAGGTGGATAATTCATATAATAATTCAAGTATTTTGATTTTTTGAACAATGTATTACTATATATTGCAGTAAATTAAGTATTCTCATTGACAATTATGAATGAATCTGATATTGTAGAGGTAATAAATCTTTTAAGACATGCTTTAAAAACTAAAGATTGGGATGGAGTTATAGATGCTCGAAATTATTTAGAAGAATTTGTTGAAAGTGAATCGGATATTGACGACAATTATTAATTTATGTTACTTGCTGTTATTTTACTATCGGTGTTACTAACTATTTCTATTTCTATAATTATTGCTGGTTATATTATTATAGGAATTCAATCGGATAAGATTAAAACCTATGAAAATTGGGTTATTGAATTTAATAAAGATATTCAAAAAACGTACAAACAATTGAAAGATGTTGATAATAAAAATATGTTTTCCCGAGATGACGATGTTGGCTTTGCTTTTTCTCAAATTCTATCTATAATAGAAAATCTAAAGGATAAAACACAATGATTCGAAAGAAAAAACTCTTAAAAGCAAAAAAGCCTGCAAAAAAAGTAATTACACGTAAAAATAATAAAAAATTGTCACCAAAAATTAAGGAAGAATTAATGGTGCATGTAAGTATTCCATCAATTCTTCCTCCAGTTGTTCCGGTTGTTCTAAATGATGTAATTCCTAAAAAGAAAAAAGCATCAACGAAAATGTATTTTACACAAGATACTGAAAACGCTATTATTAGATATAATAAGGAAACGAATGATGTTATTAGAAATAAAATATACGAAGAAGATATAAAATATGCCATAGAAAAATTGGTAGAAAATGTATTTAATACTTTTAAGTTTACATACTTTGATATCGGTCCATTGGATGTTCAAAAAGAGACGGTAACTCATTTGGTTTCGAATATTCATAAATTTGAAGAAGGAAAAGGAAAAGCATTTAGTTATTTTAGTATAGTTGCTAAAAATTACTTAATATTTCACAATAATAACAATTATAAGAGATATAATCAACAGGTTAGTATATCAGATACTCCATCTGAATCATCTACTTGCTTACAAACCAGTGATTCATATCATAAAGATGTAGAAATGGATGAATTTATGACTATGATGATTAAATATTGGGAACGTAATTTGGGAAAGGTATTTACAAAAAAGAGAGATGTGTCAATTGCTAATGCCGTTGTTGAACTATTTAGAAATTATAAAAGAATAGACTGTTTTAACAAAAAAGCATTATATTTTTATATACGAGAAATGTCGGACTGTCGGACTCCACAAATTACTAAAGTTATAAATAAATTTAAATTTCATCAAGATAACATAACTAAATTATATAGAGATACTGGTACATTTTCTGAAAAAATTATCTAAATCGTCTATTTATTAGATATGGACACAGATTTTGAGATATATAAAAGTAAGAAATTTTCGTCATTATTGAAAGATGTTGTGGTTAATAGTGAGAGAAAACGAGCACAAGTGGATTTATTAATCAGTGAATTAAGATTAATGATTAAATCTCCCAATGATGCTATTACTATTGTTCCATTGATTAAAGAATATTTGGATGTAGGAGTAAAAAATGATGAACAACTTGTAAAATTGGCTGCAATAGTACAACGATTAGCTGCCGCTCAAACTGGGGATGATAATGCTCTTGGGGTAACAGAAGAAGAAAGAAAAGCATTATTAGCAGAAGCCGATAAAATAACTAAAGATGTCAATATTCCAATTGATATTAAACCTTCCGAACTTATTCCAATTTAATTATGTCATATTATAAAACTGACACAGTAAAGGGAAACTCTTCTGATAGAAATAACACTGGATTGGGCTCTTCCAATTATTCAAAAAATAATAGTTCAGAATTTTATGAATTGGAACCCGCCATAGTTTTAGATATAATACTAGATGAAAATCATCCATTGTTAAAAACAAAAAATGTAGACATTACATCTTTTCCTGATAACTACAAAGATACTACTCCAAATATTAAAGATATTGATTGTACATGGATTGGTAGAATATTAGTTCGACCATGTTTTAGTCAACAAGCAATGCTACAAGAAAAATTAAATTGGGCAATTCCATTGGATGTAACCGGAATAGTTGAATATCCATTAATAAATGAAGTAGTAGTTGTGGTAAATTATTTTGGCACACTATATTACACCAAAAGACTAAATTTTCAAGGTTTTATAAATAATGGAGCAAATTATAAAATGGAAAAAGTGTATGGTATAAACAATGGAATTACAGGATCGTCCAACATGCCCATATCATTGCTCACTAATAAAGCAAATGAAACCACGGATTATTTGGGAACACTTGGAAATTATTTTTTGACAAATAATAAAATACGAAGACTGAAAAAATTTGAAGGAGATACTTCAATTGAAAGTAGATTCGGCCAATCCATAAGATTTTCGACATATAATAATGATAGATCTATAGATGGTGGTAAATATGTTGATTATAAGGGTAACCATTTTGCTAAAGGATCATTTGGTGGTGGAGGTAATCCTATGATGTTAATTAGGAATAGACAACGAAAACTTGCTATTGATTCTCCCATTGTCACACATCCGTTACTTCCCGCAATTCCACCAATAGTAGAACAAGAAAAAAATACCGGGGGTATAATCGAAGAAGATATAAATCATGATGGGACTTCTGTTCATGTTACATCGGGATTAACAGAAACAAAATGGAGAACTACTGTGTATAAATCCATGTTTGGTCATAAATCCGAAGAACAGCCATTATTCAATGGTGTTACTAAATTTAAATATCCAAAATTAGATGGAGATCAATTAATTCTCAACACAGATAGAATAATTTTTAGTTCGAGATTTGGAGAAACTTTTCATTATAGTAAAAAACGATATGGTATTGTAACAGATAGTGAATATACAGTAGATGCTCAGGATCAAGTAGTTATATCTACTAATACTAAAACAGTATTTAATAGTCCTGCCATATATCTTGGTCAAGGAGATGAAACAAATGAACCGGCGTTACTAGGACAAACCAGTGTAAATTGGTTATATGATCTATGTAACTGGTTGAAAATGCACGTACATATTGAAAGACGTGAAAATCCAACAGGGGTTCCAAAACAACAAGATTCATTAACAGCATTACAAAGTAAACTAGATCAATTATTAAGTAAAAGAGTATTTTTAACGGGAGGAGGATTTGCGCCCGGTGCAAATGGTATTATTCCCGCAAATTATGATGGAGATGCGATTGCCACCGTTATAAATGTTACAACAGGAAGAGGTGTTCCCGGTGGATTTAGGGGTGTAAAGAAGCGAACATAACATAAAAATAATAAATTTTACACAATTCTATAGATAATTATATAACATATGAATGCAGATGATTTTAAGAAAATAGTGAGAAGTATCGTTAAAGAGGAATTGCAAAAACAATTACCTGCTTTAATTCCGCAAGTATTAACAGAAATTTTGGCAGGAAAATCTGTAATTTCTAGACCTTCCATTGAAACGAGACAGTCTATTCCTGTTATAGAACCACCAAAACCTCAGAAAAAATATAGTAGTAATCCACTTCTTAATCAAGTATTGAATGAAACGACAGTTAAAATTAGATCTGAGACCGGTCCACTTGTAGAATTTTCCGAAAAACCTTCAATTTCTAGACAAGCATTGAATATAAAAAATCTCGAACCAGAAGCACTTGTAGAGTATACTGAATTAAATGAATCAATTGAACCAACAGTAGTAAATATTATACCTACTACAGAAGAGCAAGCTAAAGTAATGGGGAAGATAAATAGAGATTTCCGAGGAATAATGAAGGCCATAGATCAAAAGAAAAATGGTGGAATGATATTTAATAATGATAAGGTATCTAATTCCGGGTAATATTTTTTATGCCATCCTTAATAAATCCAAATTCTAATACCAAGTTAAATCCTATTGGAATAAATCTTCCAATACAAAGAGGATCTATAGGATATTTTGATCAAACTTTTGACACAATTTCTCAAATAAAGGCAAATATAGTCAATTTGTTAAATACTAAAAGAGGAGAACGTCGTTTTCAACCATTATTGGGAGGAGGAATATGGGGAGCATTATTTGAGCAAAATTTAGAATCAAATGTTGAAATATTAAAAAAAATAGTAATAAATGATATAAATAATTGGATTCCCAGTGTAAATGTAATAAATGTCAATTTATCAGTATCTTCCAATGAAAATTCTGAACTTAAAGATACTTATACAGTGTATATTAAAGTAACATTTGTTATAAATAATACAATTGACAGTGTGGAAGTTGTGTTGCAACAAAATAGAACATAATATGGCAGATACAATACAAAAAAATTTCAGTAATATTTCCATGAGGGATATTAAATATTTGAGTAAAGATTTTGGGACTCTTAAGAGTTCTTTAATTGATTATGCGAAGACATATTTTCCAAAAACATATAAAGATTTTAGTGATGCTTCCCCTGGAATGATGTTTATAGAAATGGCAGCATATGTGGGAGATGTATTGTCATATTATACGGATTATCAATTTAAAGAAAGCTTATTACCTTATGCAGAGGAGAGAGGGAATGTAATAGCTCTTGCTAAATTTTTGGGGTATAAACCATCGGTATCAAAAGCCGCCACAGCCAAGTTAGATATTTATCAATTAGTCCCTTCTATACGAAATTCTGCTGGAGAATATATTCCAGATGAAACATATTGTCTTAACATTAGAGAATTCATGGAAGTAAAAAACAGTTCCAATGTAAATTATATAACAGAAGAATCTGTAGATTTTTCTGTTAAATCTGCATTATCTCCCCGAGAAGATGTGGTATACAGTAGAGATGATTTTGGAATACCGCAATTTTATCTATTGAAAAAGAGTGTGACAGTTATGGCAGGAAAAATAATAATTAGATCATTCAATATAGGAACGCCTTCCCCATTTTATAAACTTTCTCTACCAGAAAGTGATGTGTTAAATATATTAAATGTGGTGGATTCAAATAATAATAAGTGGCATGAGGTAGATTATCTTGCACAGGACTTGGTTTTTACAGAATTGGATAATACAATATCCAATGACGGAATTTATTTTCAATATAAAAGTGTGGTACCAAAATTAATTAAAAGTTTAAGCACAAATAAGAAATTCACTGTAAATGTCACTCCCTCAAATTCTACATTCTTGATGTTTGGTCCAGGAACAACATCCACAATAGATGAAATGATATTTCCCAGTGCAGAATTAGTTGGAATAGGATTAAGTAATATTAAACAACTGGGAATATCATTGGATGCTTCCACCTTTTTAAAAATGAATAATTATGGACAAGCCCCATCCAATACCACATTAACAATTAATTATATCGTTGGTGGTGGATTATCATCAAATTGTCCGGTTGGAGATATAACTAGCATAACCAATGTTCAATTTTCCAATAGAACTTCAATATTTACACCAACTCAACTTAATTTATTTCAAACCGTGAAAAATTCATTAAGAGTAAGTAATTCAGAACCGGCGGTTGGTGGAGATAGCGAGGAAAGTATAGAACAAATTCGACAAAATGCACTGGTTAACTTTTCTGCACAAAATAGAGTGGTAACTGTAGATGATTATATTGCAAGAGTATATAGTATGCCACCGCGATTGGGTTCGATAACTAAAGTAACAGTGAAATCTGACACGGCATTAAATGTAAAAGATATATCGAATGGATTTGTTGATGCGGAAAATATAGCAACATTAATAAAAACATCAACGGATAGTTATAATAGAAAATTGAACTGTGAATCTTCAAATCCTTTTAGTATAAATATGTATTTGTTATCATATGATGATAATAAGAATTTAACCCCCTTAAATGAAGTAATAATTCAAAATTTGAGAAAATATTTGGATAGATATAAAATGCTAAATGATGGTATAAATTTAATAGATGGATATATAATAAATATTGGTGTGGATTTTCAAATATTAACATATTCAAATTATAATAAACAGGATGTTTTAAATAATTGTATCACAAAAGTACAGGAATTTTTTAATATAGATAAGTGGTATTTTGACATGCCTATTAATTTGGGTCAATTACAATTAACAATTGCTCAAATTGATGGAGTTCAATCCGTGACCCAACTTAAAATTAAAAATCTAACCATAAATGATGGAAACTATTCTCCGCATGAATATAATATAGATGCTGCTACAATAAATAATATTATATATCCATCATTAGATCCATCTATTTGGGAAATAAAGCACATCAATGATGATATTCGGGGTAGTGTTGTATAATTTTTGATAAAAATTCATCACAAATATCTATTTATATCATATAGATATGCATACATTTATTTATCCAAGCAAAAATTCATACATAACCAATGAAAATGATTATGATGCCGTTAACTTTAGTTTAGATTCTACATTAGAGATAAAATCAATTAATCAGCTTATACCAGTTTATAGTTTATACATAACTCAGAGTATTTCTGGATCAACTTCATGTAATACAAGTTTATATGGATTTGTTGGTGGCTTCTTTGGAAAATTGATAGGTACAATTGAATTGGCTAATATTTATGTTTCGGGATCGGGAAAATTTGTAACAGATCATTTTTCAGGATCTTATACAAGTGGAAGTGCTACTAGTGGAAGTGCTATCAGTGGATCAATCAGTGGAAGTTCCATGAGTGGATTTGTTGTTGGTTTTTTCAGTGGCTCGGCGGATTATATAAGTGGAAGTATTTCTAATTTTACGGGAAGTATTTTATCCGGATCGTCATACGCAGGTACGTCTAGTATTTATAGTCCTAGTTTACTATACGATGTACAATCCACAATATCACGGACTTTGATGCAATTTGACTTGAGTTCTATCTCTCAATCAATAGCCAACGGTTCAATTACTAATACATCATCTTTGAAATATTATCTTACCATGAAAAATGCTAAGGTATCAGAAGTTCCATTATCATATACAATACTAGCATATCCAGTAATCAGAGATTGGCAAGATGGTGACGGAAGATATCAATTGGGAGGTTCATTGAATGGAGTAAGTTGGATATATTCTGATGGAAATGGAGGAACGCAATGGACTACTCGTGGTGGAGATTATACTGCATCAATATCATCTTCACAAATATTCAACCATTCAAATTCTGATATTAGAATGGATATAACAAGTATTGGAAATTTGTGGGCACGGGGAACACTATCCAATAAAGGATTAATATTATTAACTTCCTTGGAATCTTCTAGTTTATTGACTACTAATACTTTGAGATTTTTTGGAACAGAAACAAATACAATTTATTCTCCATATTTAGACGTATACTGGGATAATAGTAGTTATACTACAGGAAGTTTAAGTTCATCATTGTTTCCATATTCAGTGGTATTACAAAATGTCAAAGGAGAATATAAGTCGGGTAATATCCCAAGAATAAATGTGTTTTCTCGACCACAAGCTCCGTTAAAAAATTTCGCAAAAGGATTGCAATCTAATTATTTCGTAACTTCTAGTTATTTACCAACATCATCTTATTACATGATAAAAGATAATGAAAGTGAAGAAGTTTTTATAGATTTTGATGCGGGAACTAAAATTAGTTGTGATGGAACTTCTAATTATTTCATATTTGATACTACTGGATTACCACAAGAACGGTATTTTAAAATTCTAATAAAAACTGTAGAGTCTAGTGGCGAAGTAAATATTTCCGATAATAACACCATATTTAAAATTGTAAGATGAATATTTTAGCTACATGTATAAGTGATTTTTTGAGAACTGGTAAATTTTCTAATAATATAGATACTTTCGGAAATGTAAATTTGAATGTGAGTTCTAGTAAACTGGAAGAAGTTTGTATAGCATTTACACTCAATAATAATAATTATGATACAGAAAAGATTGTGACTCTATATGATGCGACTGTGCCCGCACCTACAAATATTACCACAAATATAACTACGTCAGAATCTCTGCAAAATTCATATGACGCAGTATTTATTGAAAATCAACAAAATAAAACTAAATTGGCAGATTTGGCTAGTATAATTGAGAATATTGATTTAGCTAGCTCTCCGGAAGATATGGAAGACCAAAAGATGTTAATAATAAAATTACGAAAAGAAATGGGACAGGGTGTTACATCTGATGATTTTTCTAATATTTTTCCATATGAACCTATAAGTAAATAATATGTCATATCCTTATACAACAATATCATCCAATACTGATACTTTAAATACAGCATCTTTTTATACAGAAAAGGATTTGTCGGTATTTTATGTCAGCCAATCATTGGATACATCGTTTGGAACTTCTAATAAGGATAATATTGAATTCTCTATATTTGATATTATAGGAAATCAATATTATTGGAATATTCTCAACAAAAAAGACACATATATAGTTAATTCAGCAACTTATAATGATGTAAATAATAAAAAATTAACATACAATTACAAAAAATTTGATTCATCTTACAAAATTTCAAATGATAGAAAAATTCTGTTAAATACTGTACAAGACCTGAAAGATGTGGGAATTCAAAGTGGAAGCAATGTAATTAGTTATAATTTTTTAAGAAATATTGCCGGTAGTTTTAAACATAAACTTGTAATAAAATCTATTTCAGTTGAACGAAAAGAATTAGAATTGGTTCCAAATTTTAAGTCAATAGAGACGGATGAAGAAAGCGTACTAGAAAATCTATCATATGAAGGATTTGCAAAAAAGGAATTTTTGGTAAATGATTTGGTTTCTGATATAGTTTCTGAATTGAATACTTTTAACTTGTATATAAATTATCAAAATGCACTAACCACAAATCCAAAAGCAGTAGATACAATTAGGACGATATTCGGGCTACACACCGATTCCGATATATTAATATTTATTGGAAAATTGTATGACGGTTTTTATGTAAATGAAGAACGAAATCAAGATGGGACAGTATATGCAGTTAACAAAAAATATGATGGCATTAAAAATTTCATAACAAACTGGGTATATACATACTACAAGACGTTGGTAACTTCAGCAGAATTACAATTGAAATTTAAGAATATTATCACAACAGCGGCGGACAATAATCTAAAAGTATTAAACTATAATTATAAACAATTAGATGTCACGGGGGAAATCGTAAAGTTTATTAATCTCATATTTTATGATACATTTATTTCAACAATTGTAGAAAAATTGTGCAATAAGTATACTGAAAAATATTTCAATCATCTGAAAAATGCATTAAATTTTGGGAATAATAAATTTATTCCAATGCTGACTCACACATTTTATACAGATTCTACTAATAAAATAGTGTTAGTTATAAAATTATTTGATTATTTACCCGGGGATATTAGTATTCGGGATTTTTGTTGGATATCTAATATATCAATTTCTCCAATATTGCAAAAAGTAATATTAGAACATCCTATTCAATCCAGAAAATTTAAGATATCTGGACCAAATTTCAAAGTAAATACTAGAGTATCAAATAATAGTAATACAAAACAACTCAATTATACAACACATCGAAATTTAAATGAAAATGTTTTGCAAAATAAAGTTGATTTTAATAAAAAATTAAAGCAAATTGATGCAGATTATTCTGAATTTTCTAATTTTATTGTATTCGGATCAGCGCAATTAAGAATAAAATTGTTTAAAAATAAGTTAACACAGCTAACTATATTAAATGATACCTTGACATCTATACAGAGTACAATAGTATCAGCATCTTCTGCGATACAATCTGTAGTAAGCTCGTCGTTTATATATGATGTGACTAAAACAAATGAAGAAATTTCAGGAATATATGAATCGTTTGATGGATATGACTCATATCTTTTTAAAAATCAAGCAATAGTTTCGGGAAGTAATTATCAAGAGTATTTAGATAGTGCAGTGGAATATGATTTTAATAATAGAGATAGCTTAGTTAATAATACTCCTGAATATATAAATGCCAACGATGAAAATTCGGAATATTTAGTATTTTTATCTATGGCCGGACATTTTTTTGATAATATATATTTATATATTAAAGGGTTTCCTATTGGGCAAAGTAATATTTCTTCAGAATCATCTTCATCATTACTTGGAAGTATATCAAATGTATTGCTTGAAAGTTTTGGATGGAAACCTATTAGCTCTACAGATAATAAATCACTAAATCAATATTATTTAAACAATACTGAGAATAGCAGTTCCTTACAGTTAAGTTATCTGGATAAAATGACATCTATATGGGGAAGAATTTTAAATTCATTGCCGGTTATTTACAAAACAAAGGGTACAGAAGAATCAATACGTTTACTATCAAATGTTTATGGAATTCCTCATAATTTGTTAAATATTAAAGAATATGGGGGAAATAAATTATCCAGTTATGATAGTAGTTCCTATACTTTTGATAAAAAATATTATTTTACAAAATTTACAGGTAGTAATGAGTATATAACCATTCCATATAAAAATGATACAAAAACAGTAGAATTCAAATTTTCTATTAATTCTACCTATCAATATTCATGGAATACAGTGGTTAATTTAATGTATAAAGATTCAAATTTTAATGCATATTTGATAAAAGATAGGGCGGATGTATATGGAACTCTTAATTTCAAATTGTATGATCAAACATTTTCAACGGAATCATTACCATTATTTAATGGATTTGTATATAATGTTATTATACGAAAAGATGCGCCACCAACCACATTAATAGATTCTAGTAATGTTTCACTACCAAGTCAATATATTGTTACAATTAACAGTGTGGATGATGATAGAGTAATATTTTCTTCCACCGTTGAAAAAATATTAGAACATAGTTACGAAGGTTATTTTTCTTCCAGTGCATCAATATATTTTGGTAATTATACTCAAAACAATTTGTATGGAAAATTGGACAAGATTAATTTATGGAGTACTGTGTTGTCAGATGAACATTTTCTAAATCATTGTAAGAATTTTGACGCATATGATGATGGTGAAATAGATTCTACATATTCCAATTTATATTTTAGATATAGTTTTGATTACCCTCAAAACTTAGCATCATCTTCAATATATTCGATTGATAATTACAATAGGTTTTATAAACATGGTGTGTATAATACTGGAAGTGTTACCAATTTTAAAAATACTGGAATTTGTTTGGTAAGTTGTAGTTATGCTAGTGCATCTGTATATCCATTTCAATTTGAAGAAGTAGACATATTTCAAAATATAAGTTTAGATGGTTTTGGTCCAAATCAATTTAAGAATTCAAAAATTAATAAGGTAACCCAAACTGCATTGGCTAGATTAATGCCGGATCATTTAAGTACAAGTGATATCAATATTAGCAATAATTCAAATTTGGTGGGGGTATATATATCTCCATATGAAGATAGAAATAATGATATTATAAACTTTTTAGGAAACTATAATTTAATGAATGTGATTGGAGATCCCGCCAATTTATATAAAAATTCATATGAAGAATTGAATAATATTAGAGATGATTATAATGCTAGTAATTTGGGGGAAAAAATATTATTTCAAGAATTTATAACACTCTTTAAAAATTATTTCGACTCTTCATTTTTTGATTCTGTTAAAAAATTGGTTCCGGCTAGAAGCACATTATTATCAGGAGTTGTAATAGAACCTAATATAATTGAAAGAAGTAAATACGAGAATAAGCAAATAGATTCGGAAATGATAAAAATAATAGAATTTATTCCTAGTGTATCATTATATTCTATAAACTCTGAACTGGTGACTGTGCGTAATATTGGATTGTCATCGGGTGTTCCAATTAATAGAACACCAATATATTCCGCTCCAAATACTACATATATAAGTAATGATTCTATGGATTTGCGATTATCCGCATTTTCAATATCTGGAAATTATTTTAGTGTAAATTCCAGAGGGGATTTTGTAAATAATACAATCATAAAGATTAAAAACAATAAATATGTTCACAATTTTATTGCAAATATATCCCAATCATCATTTGTAACGGGATCATCAGTTACATATACTTTAACAACAACATCTAGTAATTTTAGTCCAGAATATATTGATAATGATAAATATCCAGTGGGACATTATTCTAGAAATGGTAATAAGTATATATTTATGACCACTTCGGATAATACCGTAGATAATTCCGGTAATTTAGATGGATCGTCCCCAATTAATATAACATCCGTGAACAAAAATATTCCATCAAATAATTTAATTTCAATATAATTATGTCAAAATCATTTGAGGATATATTTATACATTAGATCTTATGGCATATTTAGATAATAAAACAATTACAATTCAAGCGATAGTGACCACCAAAGGGCGTCAATTATTAGCTAAAAACGGAAGTTTAAATATTTCATCATTTTCTTTAGGTGATGATGAGATAAATTATAACTTATATCAACCAAATCATCCACTGGGAAGTGCTTATTATGATTTAGCTATACGAAATACTCCGATTTTGGAGCCATTTAGCGATGAAACTCAAGCATTAAAGCATAAATTGGTAACATTACCCGCAGGAGCAACCAGTGTTCCTATTGTTTCTGTATCACAAGCATCAATAACCGTTGATAAAAACTATGCAGTACAGATTATTATTGCACCTAGTACGAATCCAACATATGATACAAATCTAGGATATACTGCAATATTAGTCAATAAAAATGTGGGTACCGTTACTGTGACCCAAACTAATAATTTAAATACTACTTCTGCTACAATTCCTACTTTTTATGGATCAGCTATAACAGAAGCATCTCAGGTAGTAATAGGAAATCAATTTCAATTTATACCAAATTCCAGTTTGGCGAAAACGACATCTACACAAATTATTATTATCGGAAATGAAAGTGGAGGAAGCATAACCATCCCAATTACAATTACTGTTCCAACTACATCTTAAGTATGATATATCAACCATTTACTTCTACTGATATTGTTCCGGGAAGAACCCAGGCGGCATCTTCGGGCTTTTTTAATGATGGAAATTATGAAGTTTCTCAATATAGTTTCACAACAAATCCTAATCAAACTATTGCGACGGGAAGTAGCAATTATGATGTTCAAAACGGATTATATTACTGGAATGTTTATTATAATGATCAGGTACATTTTTCTGTTGCATATGGAGATTTAAATAATTCGGGTAGTTCACAAAATGATTTTTCCTCTTCGAGAATATTTCCATTTAATGCAAATTATACTAGTTATGCAAACTTATTGTTGACTCCTGCTGAAACACAATTTTCATTTCTAACTGGTTCAAACGATGAAAATACTAGCACAGTAACCAGTCCGGCTATTTTTGCTATAAACTTTTCTGCAAATTTATATAAAAATAGAATAGATCAAGGATTATTAGAATTTTCATTGGCAGATAGTACTGGTGCCGCGCTTACTTTTATTGATGATTCTTCGGTTACAAGTACAAATTCCGATGTGTATAATATAATTCAAGGTTCTATTATTGATGGTATTCCA